GCAGATTTGACTCATAAATTAAGTTCAAGTGTTCAGTTAAGTGTAAACGCAGCAGCAACTCAGGTTGATAGAGTTGGATCAACGTTTACCATATCAGGTTCAAACATTGATACAACTGATGGTACAACAGCAGGTACAGTATCTGCAGGTACTATCACATCAGGTGTATATGCACCAGGTACAATTGCAGCTACTCAAGACACAGCAGGAGCAGCTTTCAGCTTTAGTAGTTCTTATATTCAAGCAGACGCAGTTCCAACATCTGCACCAACTGTAGGTGCTGTCGGTAACTTCTCAAGTCAGGTATCGACTGCTTCTGGTGCAAAAGATACATTAGCTGGTACTATCACAAGTGCTGGTGTTATCACTGTAACAGCAGGTGGCGCAGGTACTGTGGCTACTGGACAGTTTGTAAACGAATTGACAATTAACTAATGACAGATGAAAAGACTACTTGCGATTGTTGTGGGTGTGTCTGCCCTTGCGAGTGCGAGGACTGCGAATGCTGTCCCTGTGGTTCCTAATTTTACTCAGGGCTCGATGACCAGCAACACGGAGACAACATCTACCGTAACTGAAACTATTAATTCAATGAATTATGATACTGGTTATCAATATGTGTTAACTGGTACAAATATATCCCACGATGGGAATACTATTTCTGCTCCGAATACAACGGGAAATAGTAATACATTAAACGGAGTGACTTCAACATGGACGAATTTGGATATCAACAACAAACCAAACTTCACACTAACGACACCAGGAGACGCCTTTCAATTTACGGAAAGTTATTCTGGACCAGGTCTTTCAAATCATACAATAATACAAAGAACGACAACTATACAAAGCGTAACAAATACAACAAGCACCTTCTCAAACTGATTTCGATCTGTTTATTAGGAACTACAACACCTACATTTGCGAGTGATATAGGTGGTGTCTCAGCAACAGCAAATCCAGTGGCCAACAGTTCTGGCTCGGTCACGAATCAAGCTATACAGGTTCTACAGGGACCATACATAACTAATACTTATGGAAATGGCATATCATGTCAAGGTCCTACTATGAACGTTTCACCGTTTCTCACAGGAAATATTGCAGTGAAACGTCCTTATGAGGAGACATATATGGACCCAGTGTACAACAACGTTGATGCTAATAATGATGATGTACCAGATAATCCAGGTCAGATATTATATTACAAACCAGTAAGAACAGGACAGAAAGATAGTAGTACATTATCATTAGGAGTTTCTGCTACTTGGTCAAAACCATTAGATAAGAAATTACAAGAGCAATGTAAAGAAGCAGCATCTGCTAATATTGCATTAATGAATCAAGCAGTTGCAAATAAGAGATTAGACTTTGAGATTGCGAGATTAAAAAATTGTGGTGAATTGATGAAAGCAGGTATTATGTTCCATCCAAAATCACCATATTATAAGGTATGTGCTGACGTAGTATTAGTGAATCCACCAGGTGTTGTTGCAGATCATAATCATACAATTACACCTAATCCCCCTCCTATTAAGATTGAGGCAAATGGAACTGCGAAAGATTTAAACAGTATATCAATCGGTGGTAATTAATATTATTTTCTTTTTATAGGTGGAAGTCCTTTCTTCGCACGATACTCATCAGTTTTTTTGTCTAATATAGAAGGTCTCTTTACACCTTTACCAAGTTTTTTCTTTACTGTATCAGTAATCTTTTTAATTATAGGTTTTATAATTCTCAATAATAATGGTGTTGCAGCAGCACCTGCTGTAGCTAAAACTGCGATTGCTACTGTAGTCGTGGACTGATTTACAGAGGGAAGAAATTTTTCGACTGCGGTGGTTGATTCATATAAGGTTATACAGGTTTTCCCATCTTCACTGAGTTCATGTCCTATAACCTTTTCATCACCTGCTTGAGTTAAATCACCAATTCTTAATTGACCAGGACCAGGACAAGCAACATCTTCATCTTTACCAAGACCTCCAGTATCAGGGAGTTCTGGTGGTTCAATTTCTGGTGGGGCTGATACAGGTGGTGCTGGTGTTTCTCTTTGAATTATTAATTGTTCTGGTGTATAATCCATCGCATCATATGTTGGATACTCACCGTGAGGACATAATGTTGTAGATCCTTTTTCATCTTGATTTACAAGATCTTTATCAAAAGGTAATCGTGTAACCTTATCCTGATTGTCCTTGTGCATCTTGACACAACCAGGTATTTCTACAATTGGAAAACCAATCTGTAATGTTACTGGTGGATTGTTACTCGGTATAAAGGGGACATCATTCAACCAAACATCATTCGTTCCAATTTTTGGAATTACAACATTTGGAATATTGACATCATTTATTGGGGTTGACATATACTTGACCTGTCACGGGTGGCATAGATTGCTTAATCTGTGTATTGACTTGCTTCTCTATAACACTTTCTATAAATTTTCGATTCTCATCAATCCTTGTCTGCTTAGTAATATTTGTATAAACAGTCATACTAATGAGAAATGCAACACCTACAAAAGATGTTGCTGACATAATATTAAAAATCAATTTCATTCTTCTTTTGAATTAGATTTAATTCCTTTTTCAGCAGCATATAATGCAAATGACTTAGTTGCTAAACCTTGCATTGTTTCTTTAATTGCCTGAGTATCTTCTTGAGTACAGATATCTTCTTCAAAACATCCTACTACAGTTCCTGCAACGATAGCAAGTTCTGCTACAACTACACCAAATACTAAACGGAATGCCCACAGACCACCGTTGAATCCTTTAATTACTTTCATTTTAACTCTCGTCTAATGTACCTAATGATCTACGTATTTCTCTAAGTTCCTCAAAGTTTTTTTGCTTTGTACCACCATCGTATTCCCACGCATACCCTTCGGTGATCATCAACTCGTTGAGTGATATTTCTTCATCACCAACATATAACCAACCAAGCAAACGGCCATACTTACCAACCCCGCCTTTAAGTTCAGTTCGTATAGAAAGTTCGTCATCTCCATCAATTGCTCCTTCTAAATTTTTTTTCATCCACTCGGTGGCATCAAGTCCTAATGCTTTCTCTTCCAAGTCACGAGTGCGTTTCTCAGGTGTATCGACTCCTGCTATGCGAACTCTTTCTTTTTTATAGAGATCAAATCCTAGATCGATTGTTACATCAATAGTGTCTCCATCGACTACCTTATTGATCTCCGTTACTCGAAAGTTATAACAACTCTTTCGACTCGGTGGAACCATTGCTCCCATCTTTTATACCCATAAGTGTTTTATTTATGTAGCGTCCTGTTCTATTGGTGGTATATCAAATTTACGTGGTCTTGGAAATAACACACCAGTTGTCGGTCTTTTCTTATATGTTTGTTCTCTATTAAAATTCTGTGCATTCCAAAATGCTTGACGAGGTGGTGTACCTGCAAGATCAACCATTCTATGACCACCATTTGGTGCAGTTGTACCTGCTTGTATTTTTAAACATGGAGAAGAACTAATATGCTGTTGAGGATTTATATCTGTTCCTGATGCGGTAGGAACACTTGACCAATTTGTTGTCTTAACAGATAATGGGGTTGCCCTTACCTCTGATATCATTGCATCTTTAACTTGATTAGGTGAAGGCCATGCACCATTTAACGTGTAATATTTTTCCATCCAACAAGCTGCCTTTCCTCCAACTGTTGGAACAGCACAACTTGTCCCACCAAACTGATTCCATTTATATCCATCACCCATTGTTGAATCACTCGGATGACCAGCTGACCAAGTACTACTGCCTCTTCCTACAACATCAACACCTGATCCTCTTGAACTGTAACCATCGAGTGTTGGCATTCCACCACTATTACCACCAGCAGCAACATTGATTGCTTTCGTATTGCCACCAGGACCGTAAGCTCTCAAACAATACCAAGTTGTTGTGGATGTTAAACCTCTTATTAATTGACATCCATCATTTTGTTCTCCTGATGCATTAAGACTCATGGTATATTGATTGATTGTTCCAGAAGTCGTAACATATGTTCCATTATATCTTGCATCATCACGATTAGCATATACACTACCTCCATTACCATTACTACTAACAATTACAATACCATCATCCCAACATTGATCAAAAGCACTAAAATAGGTTGCATCAGTTTGCCTTGCCATAGGGACTACCCAATACCAATTATTATCAATCGGATCAAGAAGTTGAAATGGAATTATATCTCTTGATACAAATGGTGTGAAATCCGTTCCCCAACCACTACCAGGTCTATTAGTAGTTCCACCAGTTGGATCTGTAACACTAATTACATCATCAAGTCTTATGGATATTTCTTTACTTTTTGCAGGAGAATGCCACTCAATAATTAATACAGTTGGATTTGGTAATCCAGTTGTTGCATTATTAGATTTAGAATTGTGCCAAGACTTAATTGAATTTAATCCTGCGGTTATACCATCACCAGTAATATAACAAGCTCGCATAGATGCTTTCTTTGCAAACCCACAATACACTCCACCAGATACACTTAATGTACCAACTGAGTGATCATTGAGCATAGTGTTATTACTTACTTGATTATTTGCAGTATTAGATAATCCTGTCCAGTTCATCGGAATCATTCTTGTTGTACCAGGATTATCTGGATCATCATAATCTGGATGAGAGTCATGCCATCCTGTATGTAATGAACCTGAACTACCACCCTCTAACACAACAAGGTCAACATGTTTTCCAGTATATGTTGTAAAATACGTTTGATCATTACCAGCCTGACCCGAAGAACTAGATGGTTCTGTACCCAAATATCTGTAGGAGTCATATCTACCATCTGGAGATGTTTGGAAATAAGAATTACCTACTTTATTACTAGTATATCCATTTACTGTTCTATCATCGGGTGATGGCATAATATCAGTATCAAGATAATGTTGTAATGAAAGATATTTTTGCCCACTTACAGATGTATATGCTGCTGTACCACCTATTGATTTATTACTTTGTGTAAAAGTTGATGGTATTGAGGGATATGTTACAGGTGCAGGATCATTTTCAAAAAATTCTGCATTCAAAACAGATGCATGACTTTTAAGTGTGTCAAGATAATTTTCTTCAACACTTAAAACAACCATATTGTTGAGACTGGTAACTCTATCTTTTAAATCAACTTCATCATTACTCGTTACATCATTAATAAAAGTTGTTTCATCTGTTCCGTCTTTTAATAAAACATCAGTAATAATTTTTGCCATTATGATTCTAATGCGAGTGATGTAAGTGTGACAGTGATTGTGTTACTACCACTAGTTGCTCTCTTATTAACTACCTTTGCATATATTTGATTCGCAGGTGTACCATCGTTATTCCAACCAAGAACAGCAGGTGTCATTAAGAATGTGGATGCACCACTTGTAGTTGTGCTTACTTCAGTAAGAACACCAGAGCCAGGTGTTGGATCAGTTCCCTCTGATCTACTTGCATCATTTGATCTTGAAGTTGAGTCAGTATATAAAATCACATATGCAGGTGCATCAATTGCAACCTTTAAGAGTGAGAATGTTTTGCCTGGTGTTGGTATTGTTATGTTTGTAGAAGCAGCTTGTGCAATTGATCCAGTGCTTGCATTCGTTGTTGTTCTAGATGCAGTTCCACTTGCAGCCCAACTTAAATTTCCAGATCCATCTGTTTTTAAGAACTGACCATTAACAATATTATTAGGTAGGGTTAATGTATAACTTGCTGCAGCACTATGTGGTGGTCCTTTTAAAATTATTCCATGTGAGTTTTGCTCACAATTTAACACTAATTC